TCCCTCCTTCGCACCGCCGTCAGGCGGTGCAACCTTCTCACCGCCGTCAGGCGGTGCAACCTCAACAACATCCGGCTTCGGTAACATCCCCAAATCTACCATCTCATCCCGATTCTCGGGATCTGAAGTCCAGTCAAGGAAAACCGCTGAATCATTAGCGAACTTCGCCCTTATCTCAGCAGGCAATTCCATAAACATCTCATCCGCTTTACGGATAAAATCAAGGGATGTCCGATAGTCCGGCATCTGACTTACATCAGTATACAAACCCTCAAGCGCTCTCTGCGGCAACAAACCTGTACGATCATATTGCTTCATAATCGTATTAATATCTGCCGCCTTCGCTTCACTCTGTCGCGTACGCGACTCCTCAAACGGACCCACCAAATTAACTCCGGGTGGGTCAATCGCCGTGAAATGGGTACCATTTTTCGGCTCTCTCTTCATCGTCGTCTCCTCGTAGTAGATTGTCTCTCACTAATCGGCGCAGTTCCCAAGAACTTCGCAGCGACCGGTGAAAATCTCAACGCAGTACCCTGCGCCTTCGTATGCCGTATCTGCATACGTAACAAATCATTCGCCAATTGGCGATTAATCGCACCAAAAGGCGTAATGGGACCACCAGGCGTAGGCTGTATGCCTGCGCCTAAAATCTTCAACTCCGTTGAACGTAACAGACCCGTCTGGTCACTTAAAAAAGCATCCTTATTCGTCTTTATTGTCTGTGCGTCCAACAAATCAATCTCCTTCTTAAAGCGCGTTAAATGCATCGCGCTACTAACTGCTGGCCCTAAAACATCTTCCGTTTTAGCAGTCTGCCCACCGGGCGTACTAGCACCACCCTGCATATAAGCCAGCATAGGATTCAGACCAGCCTTTCTCATATCAGCCATTCCTCGCTGATAGGCTGTGCTAGACATCCTCTCCTGAAACTTCATCTGCTCGCGAGCGAGCGCAACATTGCGCGTATTAGCATCGGTCTGACCTTTATAAGCTAAATACGCACCACCTGCCGCAACTGCGGCCTGGATATATTGACCCTTCTGAGGCATAATATCCTCCTAAAAATGATCGATAAAGCCCGGCACACCAAATACGGGCATTGGTCTCGCACACTTTAGCGAGAACCAACTATCAAAAAGAAAATCCGGTTCCGAAGGAACCGCAACAATACGGTCAATATCAACATCCTCCTCAATAAAAGTTTGATTCAAAGTCGGCAAAGTTCCAAACTCTTGCGACAAATGCCACAAGGCTAAAGTACCGGCAACGTTCGGTCTGAACAAACCTGTAATCCGGCTGGGCTTAAAACGATACTCAGCGTAACGCTCTTGATAACCGAAAACATCTGAGTTAATCGTACCACCCGGAGACATAAATATTTCTTGATTCAAAACTCCCTGCTCGCCAATCTGCGCTAAGGCAGGCCAGTAGAAATCGAAACGGGTATTCCGTGCCCACATTCTCTCCATACCCTCACTATATGTGAGGTCGGCGCGAGCACAAATCAAACCAATTAAAATACAATGCTCCGTAAAAGATTTAACAAAACCGTGTCCCGAAAAGGCACCCGTACCAATAGCCGCTAAATTACCTTGCGGCGTAGGTTCGCCACTCGCAGAGCTCGTCTGCGCAATCGGGGACACAATAATAGGAGCGGTGCCGCCTCCCAAATATTCGGATCGCTGCAATCGCGCGTCCGGAGACGTAACACCAAAATGAGACTTTATAATCTCAGTATATCTCGTACCACCACGAGCGTCCCGCTCCAATAACTTCTGAATCTGAAACGCCTGCCTCAAAGAATTAATCGTCGCAGCGGTAGCTGTCGACAAATCGGCATACAACAAACCGGTTGTGACGCCAGAGTTCACATCGTCCATCCGTACAAAACGATCCGCTGATCCATCAGTACTCAAAAATTGAAAATCATCATTGATTGTGGACCAAACGTTGAGCAACTGATTATCACTAGCATCAGTTGTCACGTTGGCCTTCGTACCTAGCGGAATCGAAACAGCCGTACCCTTCTGAGGCCAAGGCAAACATGACGTAAAATAGTCATGGCGTTTACCACGCTTCTTCAAAGAATCACCACCAGTCCCGGTGGAATCGGGACCATCACCTGTCAACTGCGTTTGACTATCAACTAAATTCTCGTCGCGGAACCACTCATTCCAAATGCGATAATAAGCGCGACGATACAACGCACTGTGCGACCAAGCAGGACTAGACGACTCGGCAGCAACACCAACAGGCAAACCCATATAATCCTGCATCGAACCCGGCGAATAGCCATTCGTCGGAACGGTAGCCTGTGGAATTACAAAACTCGTAGAATCACCGGGGTCATCTTGTGCCCCGTTAAACTTCTCCCAATTATCCCAAAGTAGCCGATGTGGGACCGCAAAAAAGAAAGTGTCCAAATACAAATTATCCATAATCGGCTTAATGGGCGTAGCCAATCGAGCAAAACCGGCGACACTCAAATTAAAAGTATCTCCCGGCAAAACTTCATCAACATAAATCGGAACCAAAACACCAGCTTCAAACGTAGTCTTAACAGCGTGACTACGATCAAACGAGGACCGAGGAATCATCGCCTTCGGAACCTCGGAAAACTTGTGCTGCGCCTTCATCACGTTACTACGTTTCTGCATCTTCATTGTATACTCTCTGGATTCACCATATGAATTCCCTGCGCCAGCGATTCCGCTGCCTTAAACAAAACAATCTCGCCTTTTCGTTCATCCCAATCACCAATGCAAAACAAAGTGTAATCTTCTGGATGTAGACCAATCGCGTGCGATTTGTCGTTCACTATATCCGTAAAAGATCGCACACCTTGCGCACAACTTTGGAAAAACATAGGCGTAAGATATGCTTCCGCCTTTGAATCATAAATCGTGCAGATCTTCATCATCATAAAGCACCGTCTTTCAATTTAAGTTTAGCTTGCGCAACTTCACGACGAATTAATAAACGCGAACTGCGTTGTTCGTTCTGATCCAGCGCGTCTATACGAGCACGTTTAATTTTAGCCATTCCTGAGGGATTATCAATCTCAAACTGATTATCATAAAACCTCGGGGGCTTCATCTCCTTTCTATTAACAATAACACTATCAGAAGCGTAGACTTCTTTACCAAATTGCTTATACCAATCCATACCGATTCCCGGTCTACGACTCATCGTCGAATATTCCGGTTGAATCGTGACCATATTGCCATTCTCTTCCTCAGCGGAATACCAACCAATCGCAGCGTCACCAGTAATCTTCTTAGTAACGTAACGCGCCACATAGGCGGCGCTTTCGAATGTGACGGAACCGATTTCGCTCCTCCCGAAAGGCCAGAGCGATTCCAAAACATCTGACCGCCAAACCGGAAGCGATTTCCGAACAAAATCAACTTGCTTATCCGGGAAATCAAAGCCAAACAACAGAGAATGATAATGAGGCCGACCAAAACTATCGCCGTATTCTCCGCAATGATAGTACCTAATCTTAGCATTAGAAAACCTCTTACGCAAACGCTTCATAAACAAAGGGAACGCTCGTTTATCGAGCGATCCCAATTCCGGTAAATTATCTTCATCGTAAGTCAAAGTAATAAAACTATTCTCATCATGGAGCGATGCCTCGTGCATACATCGCATGGCCCATTGACGGGCCTTCTCCAACTTACAACCAATACACTGACCACAAGGAACCGTGATAGGCATATCTTGAAAACCTTCACGGAAATCAAAAACAATAGGACGCTTTCCGCTCTCATTCAAAGTCCGAGAGCGGAAACCGTCCAAAGGCGAATAACAAGCCACTTAAATGCGTATTCCGCCTCTCATCACCTTCCCACTCGTGTTCTTCTTATGAACACGTAAAGCTCCGCGCGTGAAACTGCGACGGCTTTTCTTCCTCGAAATCTTTCGTCCTTGACGCATGGTAAACCTCCGTTTAAATTAAATGTTCACTCTAAAAAGGAATCGAAATGGAACAAATCGATCTGAAGCGAATCATCGCTAACCTGGGTAGTAAACTACTCAGACAACTTCTCAACGTCAAGAATACTCGATCGGAGATCGAGGCGCTCGAAACGCTGCTAATAATCGAGGACGGTGGAACACCGAAAAAA